GAAAACCGCTGCGTTGTTTGCCGCCTTTATTCAAGAGGCAACGGCAGACAGTACCGGAGGGCCAACAATTGGTCAGCCGAAGCGAAGCAAAGGCGGAAAGCGAATCACCGGCCTCAACCCCGGTACGTTGCAGTACCTGCAACCAGGGCAGGAAGTGAAGTTTTCAAACCCTGCTGATGTGGGGACAACTTATGAACCGTGGCTCCGGTACCAACTGCTTAGCATTGCTAAGGGCTATGGCATCACTTACGAGATGCTGACCGGCGATTTGCGAGGGGTGAACTACTCCAGTATTCGCGCTGGGCTCCTTGAGTTCCGTCGTCTCTGTCAGCAGGTTCAGCACCACATGATCATTCACCAGTTCTGTCGGCCTGTAGGGCGTTGGTTTATGGATTTTGCCGTAGCCAGCGGAGCGGTGGTCATTCCTGACTACTTGCAACGCCGCCGCTATTACAACCGAGTCAGCTGGCGCACTCCTCGCTGGGAAGAAGTGGACCCGCTCAAGAAACACCTGGCAGACCTGGGTGATGTGCGGGCTGGCTTTGCGCCGATTTCGGATAAGCAGGCAGAGCGCGGTTATGACATGGAAGAACTGTTCGACATGATTTCTGATGCGAATCAGCTTATTGACGAATATGACCTGCGTCTTGACTCTGACCCTCGTTATGTCAACGGCAGCGGGGCAGAGCAAAAGTCTGTTATGGAGGCAGCACTGAACAATGAGTAAAAATCTGTTGCCATTGCTGGCCCAGCGGGTGTTTAACGCACCGATGATGATGCGGGCCAGTGATTTGTCGGCCATTGCGATGGCGCTGCACGACCGCTTCCACATTGAAGCCTCAGAAGTGCAGGCCCTAGCAAACACAGGCCAGTACCAAAAGCGCAAGGCGTACCAAGTCACCAAGGAAGGCTGGGCCATCGTTCCAGTGATTGGTGGCCTGGCGCACCGAGCCGGGAAGATTGATGCGGATTGCATGCCGATTACCAGCTACGAGTTGATTCGTCATGACTATGACACCGCACTCAATGACCCGGAAGTGAAATTGATCGTCATGGAGTTTGACTCTGGCGGTGGTGAAGCGGCGGGCTGTTTTGATTTGGCTCGTCATATTCTCAGCACCCGGGGTAAAAAGCCGGTGATCGCGTTCGTGAATGAGTCCTGTTATTCCGCTGCTTATGCCTTGGCTTGTTGTTGTGATCAGGTATTCCTGACCAGTTCAGCCGGAGCGGGCAGTATCGGTGTAATTTGTGGCCGTCTGGACCAAACCGAGTACAACCGGAAGATGGGACTCAGTATTGAACTGTTTGTCTCCGGTGATTACAAAGCGGATTTCTCTCCGCACAAGGTCCTCAGTGACGATGAGCGCCAGCGACTGCAGGCGTTGATTGTTCAGCTGGGGAGTGAATTTCACAACCTGGTGGCCGAAGCCCGGGGCATGACCGCCGAGCAGGTCAAGGCGTTGAAGGCTGGATGCTTCACAGGCCGAGTGGCCGTGGACAATGGTCTGGCTGATGGCGTGATGTCCCAGGATGAGTTTTATAACTACCTACTGAATGAGCAGGAGTCGGATATGTTCTTTGGAAAAGGCAAAGACAAAGACCAAGGCACCCAGGCCAGCTACACCCAAGCCCAAATGGACGAAGCGGTGAAAAGCGCAAAGGCCGAAGCCACCCAAGCGTTGGCAGCGGATGCTGCAAACGCAACCAAGCAAGCCGTCACCGAAGCGGTTCAAGACTACCAGAAAAACACCGAAGCCCGTCTGAAAGGCATCTTTGATGCTTGTGCCACCGTTGGCCGCCCAGATATGGCTGGTGAGCTGATGCTGTCGGACCTTTCTCTGGAGCAAGCCCAGGAGCAGCTGTTCGCTAAGATGGCGGATGAAGGTGAAGAACTGCAAAACCATACCACTGACCCGGAGGCAAACGGCCAGAGCCGCAACTACCTCATGGAAATGTGCCAGGCTGCGGCAAAAAACGCAGTGGAATCTTAACCAGTAACGGGGGGCGAACATGCCTGTACACGTAGAACCCAAGAGCCTGCGCGATGTCCTGCTTTATGAAGCACAAAACGGCTATAGCCGTTCGGTCATGGCGCTGAATGTAACCGAGTTTGGGTCGGTGGTGAACGCTGCCGGTGACCTGATTGTTCCAGGCGGCACTGCTGCCGAGAAGAAAGCAGTCGGCGTAGTGGTTGCCAAAGGCACCGTGGTCGATGCTCATGCCATTGTCCTGCAAAAGGGCCTGGTCTTCCCGGACGGCATCACTGATGTCCAGAAAGCGGCAGCACTTGCTGACCTGAAAGCCATTGGCGTGAAAGCACGCTAATACCACCCAAATATCCTAAAGCCCGCCAGTGAGCGGGTTTTCTTGTTTTAGAGGGCCAATTTAATGGAAATGGCAAACCCTTTTGACCATCCGTCGTTCAAGGTTGCGTCTCTGACCGAGTCCATGAACCTACTGCCGGTCAATTACGGTGACAGCCGAGCGCTGTTTGCCCGTGAGAAAAAAGTGCGTACCCGCACCATTCTGGTAGAAGAAAAGAACGGTGTTCTTACTCTGATCCAATCCCGTGAGCCTGGCTCAACGGAGAACGTAGCGAAGCGCGGTAAGCGCAAGGTTCGCTCTTTCGTTATCCCGCACCTTCCTCTGGAAGATGTGATCTTGCCTGATGAGTACGAAGGTCTGCGCGGCTTTGGTACCACCGCTTTGGCGGCTAAATCTGAGCTGGTGAAAGAGCGTCTGGAAACCATGAAGTCTAGCCACGACATCACCCATGAGCACTTGCGCATGGGCGCGAAGAAAGGCCAGATTCTGGATGCTGACGGCACCGTGCTTTATGACTTGTATGCCGAGTTCGGCATCACCAAGAAAACGATCTACTTCGACCTGGACAACAAAGATGCGAACGTGGCCGAGTCATGCCGCAAAGTGTTGCGCCATGTAGAAGACAATCTGCGCGGCGATGTGATGAAAGACGTGTCTGTTGATGTGTCTGAAGAGTTCTTCGACAAGTTCATCAAACATGCATCGGTGAAAGAAGTCTTCCTGAATCACGAAGCTGCAGTGAATCGTCTGGGTGGTGATACTCGCAAAGGCTTTAAGTTCGGTGGCCTGATCTTCAACGAGAACCGTGCTCGCCATGTGGATGAAGAAGGTGAAGAAACCCGATTCATCAAAGCGGGTAAAGGTCATGCGTTCCCGACTGGCACCACCAACACCTTCTTTACTGCCTTGGCCCCTGCTGATTTCAATGAAACCGCAGGCACACTTGGCAAGCGTTACTACGCGAAGATGGAGCCTCGCCGCATGGGACGTGGTTTTGACCTGCATAGCCAGTCTAACGTGCTGCCGATGTGTTGCCGTCCTGGTGTGCTGGTTGAGTTGGATGCTGCGGCCCAGCCTGCTGGCTAAGGGGTGATAGATGAACGAGCAGAACCGGGACCTGCAATTGCGGGTCCTGCGTGAGCAGATTGAAATTTGGGGTGTAAAGGCAACTTGGGTGAGAGCGGATGGCGCAACTGAGACCGTAGAGGGCTTGCTCTCTCTGGCTGAGGGGGCTGTCGATGCGAGTTATAAAAACCCGAACCAGTTCTCCCAAATTGATGTGGCTCAGGTGGCGGGCGTTTTCGTTATGGAAACCGACCTGGTGCCAGGTGATCACGGTGACCGGCTAATGGTCAATGGTGAAGCCTTCATGGTTCTGCCGTTCAAAAGTCGTACCGGAAATCAGGCGCAAACCCATATCCCGCTCAAGCCATGGGTAAACAAAGACCACAACTGGCGGTGACATGCTGCAGCTGAATCTTCAACTTGATCAAGAGCTGGCCTACCTTGAGGCCCAGCTGATGGCTTCTGTTCCTCAGATACAGAAAGCTATCGACCGGGCGTTAAAGAAGACGGCCCGTTGGCTTGAAACGCACAGTAAGCGAGAGCTTGGCCGTGAGTTAAAGCTACCCATCAAGGTGTTAACGGTTCGTTTTCAGCACACCTTTTACCTGAAAGACAGTGAAAAGGCGGTCAGTGTTTGGTTTGGTCTCAATCCTGTGCAAGTTCGTCATATTGGTAAAGTCAGGCAAAACCGCAG